GCCAGCCGCGATAAACGCGGCTTAGCATCCCGTTCGCCGGCGGTGCATCGGCACCATTTGGATAGATCGCGGTGGCGACAAGCGCGACGAGTGCGGTTTCTACATCGGAAAGATCAGCCATCCGCAAGAACCGGCCGGACTAAGTGGTTGCCAGCTTCACGAGCAGGCGCCAGCCCAACTCGCTCAATTCTGCCGACGAGACGACATAAGTCCGTCCCAGATCGTCATTCATCAGGTCGTCAGTTCGGAGTAGGGCGTTTGCAACTGGACAGCCGCGTGTGATGGCAGCTGGTAACAACACGCTGTACCCGCCGAGCCGCACGTCGGACGGCAGTTCCGCCGGTTCGCGTTCTCCGGTACCGCCGGCGAGGACGCTCACCGGCCAGTTGATCAGCAACGGCACCAATTCCGTCCGTTGCACACCGCCGTAGCTGTTGATACCGGCGGCGCTCGGGCCGGCAGGGCGATGGAAGCTCACGATCCGGTTAGTGAGCACGCAGACAACCGGCAGCAACGGTGCCTGCGCCGCAACGAACCACCGGCGTGCTCCACCGCATTCGACCAGATAGTCACCCGGGCCCGTGTAGGCAGAATCAAACACCCCATACCAAACCGGCCTGCCGTACGCCTCCCCCCGGCGGAAGCTTGGATCCGTAGCGTTGAACGCGGCGGTCAGTTGCAGGAACCGATTGCACGGTGCCAACGGATTGCCGCTGTCGGACGGCCGGTACGCATCGCAACGTACCCCTATCATTCGCGCTGCGGTGCCCATGCCGCGACTGATGAGGTCCTGCACCCGCGCGCCGTCCATCACACCACCAGCGCTAGCCCGCCGTTGGCCAAAGCCGGGCCGGGCGGCATACCGAGGAATCCGCATAGCCGGCGCCGCCAGTCATCGAATAGTGCTTGGCGATCCCGCACCTCCTCGGCGTTGCGCGTCCAAACCGCCGCCTGCTCGGTATCCAGGTTCGCGGCTGCCTGAGGAATCGCGGATTCGAGCGCGTAGAGCGTGGCCAGGTAGTTCCGGGCGACCGTTTCTTCAGACGGTGACAAATTGTTCAGGCGGTATTCCAGCAGTCCATAGGCCTGAAAAAACCGCCAGCTCTGAAACCCCGCCGTCCCCGCACCATATGCCGGATATCCGCAAAAGCGGCGAATGTCCGTCTTCTCCGAATCGAGGAACATCGTCGCTTCGCTTCTCGATTCTCAATAAATCGTGCCATCGCCGCGCGTGAAGTACACGGTGCCCGCGCCAGCGGAGAGTATGGCCGCCGCCGTGGTGACGAAGGGGCCGCCGACATGCACGAGCATCCGCGTCCCCGGCGGCACGGGTAAGTCCTGATTAGTCGCTTGTAGCGACGATCCGACACCGAATTTTATGAATGCAACCGCCGAGCTGGAATTATAAACCAGTACCGCGTCGCCGCCGCCGTTCAGCAATACGCTCGAGGAGGTCGTGCTAGCGGCCACCTGCGCCGTCCCTGCAGGGCGGAACGGCTGAGTCGACCCGATCGACATGCCTTGGCCCCTCAGCCGACATGCTCGATCATAACCGCACGCTTGTAAGTGGCGTTGGTCGCGGTCGGAATCGTGCTCGGATTGGTCGTGACGTCGGAAGGCGCACAGAATCCGCCAATCCAGTACCAGGACTGAGCAATAATCTGCTGCAGCCGATCGATCGGCTCGCGGGTGACCATTGCCACCGAGTCGATGACGTGGACGATGGAATCCTTCGGCGCGACGTCGCTTGCGGCAATTCCGGCGTAGTCTCCTTCGATCAAAGCACCCTGTCCGCAGACGATCGGCCGCCGCACGGTCACGCCGGAAAGCGATGGGTGAGGCTGTACATAGGCCTCCGTCGTCGGCACGAAACGCAGGCCGAGAAATCCGTTCACCATGCCCTGACGAAAAACCTGGTTCGCCGATGTCGCGCCGGTAAACAATTGTTTGAAATCCGGATCAGCGAAGAGCTGGCGTGCCGAAACAGGATCGAGATAGCAGTTGTACACGCCGTCGATCTCCGGGACCGCGTTCAATCGCAGTTTTGCGACAGCATCCAACAGCGCCGACATGGTCAGCGTGTCGGTCGCCGCGAGCAGCGAGGTGTTGGAGCGCCCCGAGGGGCGGACGACCACGCTCGCATTGGCTGCCTGAACCGTCTCCCCGGCGGCACCGTCCGCTACTGCCACATTGCCGGAAAATGTCAGCGAACCAGAGATACCACCGGGCGCCGTCGAGGTATTGACGCCGTCGACAGAGCAGCCAACCAGCGTGTACACGTTGCCGCCTACAGTGACGGTCAGCGAAGCCGATCCGCCGACTGGGGTCTGCACGCCATTGACGTACACGTACTGAAACCCGCGAACATCGTCGACGGTGATCGTCGGGCCGGTGGAGGAGAGTGTCGTCGTTACTCGAGTGTTGCCGCCAAAGTACGCTCCAAACAGCGCGTTGCGGGCCAGCTCATCCAGGCTCCGCGCCGCCTGCTCGCCGTTGATCGCCGCGTTCTGCAGGAACATCGAAGCGATCGCCACGCCGCTCGTCACCATGTTGAGATCGGTAGTCGCGGCGTAGGAATTGATCGTCAGCGTGTATTGCTCGATGCTGAAATATTGCGGAGTCAGGCCGTTGTCCAGATTGGTGTTCGTCGCCGGCGCCAGCGGCGTCGTGATCGACGGCTTCAGCCCCGCTCGGGTCTTGGTCAGCGTCTCGCCGATACCGACCGCGAATTCCTCGCGATCCGCAACGGCGCGGTAACCCAGACGCGAATGCAGCGCCTGCTCGAACTCACGTTCCAGGAAACCCTGCTGGATGATCGGCTGCAGAGAGGCTGGAAAATTTTGAATTCCCATTGGTTCCTCTGTCGGTCTGTGTTGGCGACCCGGCCTATCGGCGACGGACCAATTCGGCGCGCGCGGCGCGGTATTCTTCGGTGGTCATCTCGGTGGCCAGTTTCGAGCGCACCGGGCGGGCAGGGGGAACGGTTGCTCGCGAGGACGAAGACTGACCGGCAAACAGCCAGGGCTTTTCCCGCTTAAGTTCGGCCATCAACTCGTCGATGTTTTCCAGTTCGCCCAGATCGTTCGCTTTCAGGCGGGACAGTTCGACCAGCTTGAGCCCGTCCAGGTCGATCATGCCGGCCCGCGTCGCGGCGGTCTTCAGTTCCGCCTGGGCCAGCCGCGTTCTGCTGCTCGCCTGCAAATCCGCCAGCGACTGCTCGAGACGCTGAATGGTCTCCCGAAGCTCTGACACGCTGCCTTCGAGCTCACCAGTTTCCGGAATCGCATCCGCTGGGCTTTGCGACATTTGAGGTTCCCTACTTAGTCGAGAAGTCGTGCCGGATTCGTTCGATCTCGGCAGTGGTATCCTCGATGTCGTAGACATCGGCGATGCTGTTCACCGCCGTCTCGCGGCTGATCTGTCCAGCTTCTGCGAGCGTGCTCAAAGTGAGCGCATCGTTCCGCCGGTCGTCGGCAGTAGACGGGAACCAGCGCGGCCACTGCAGGCTGAGGCGTGCGCCGGGATCGAGCGGCGGCGCGGGCCTGCCAAACACGTTGAGCTGATAGACCTGTGCCGCGCGCACTACCATGCGCGCGAGCGTTAGTAACGCGCCCTCGCCGTAGCTGATGCGCAGATTGTCAGCGAGCCAGATCAGCCCCTGCTGCATCAATTCCAGGGCGCGGCCGGACGCGGCAGCGGTCAAGCGTGAGGCGTCAGCCCGGTTGCCGTGCACGCTCTCCAGCGCCATTTCGCGCAGGACGCGTACATATTCGATGACGGCGCTTGACGCCGTACCGCCGATTTCCAGCAGCTTGGCGTCGCCCTTCTCACTAACGACCAGAGCGCTGCCCGCGCTCTTGACCAGCTCGGTATCGCCGCCAGCCGGCTCCTTTATCAGCAGCGTGGGGTCAGAACTGTATTTCAGCCCGCGTCCCGCCTGGCTGAGCTGATAGTCGATCTCGATCGCGGTCTCGATGGCGGCGCGGAACGTGCACGCCCCGTCGATGCTGTCGCCGGTTGCGCTCGGTCCGGGAAGGTTGCGAATCCATACTATAGGCACGAAGCCTAGACCGTGTCGGATGCTGCGTGTCTGATCGATCTCGGGATCAGGATTAGCGGTGCCGACCGGCCAGGGAACGAACCACACCTCGCTGTCCGAGTCCCACCGGCGCATGAACCAATAATCGCCGCGCGGCTCGCCCACGGGAAAACCCTGCGCGCTCAGCTGCGCGCCGGACACCTTATACTTCTCAGTGACGTTACGCAGCGTATCCGGCGCTTCGGGATCCCACTCGGGTGTGAGATAGGTCGTCTCCATCACGCTGAAGAAGACCCGGCCACGCAGCACCCGCATTTGGATAGCGACCGATCCGACCGAGCCGCGCAACGCGGCATCGATCATTACCTCGTTCAGTTTCGTCTCATGCACGAGGTCACTGAGGAAGTCCCGCACTTTGCGGTCGGGCGCGTTCAGGGTCGGAAAGTGGCCCTCACTGAACAGCAGAGCGACACTGTCTTCGACCACGATCCGGCATAGGCCGTACCGCACGCTCGGGCGGCGCTGTCGCAGCGGGATGTATTCGTTCCCCGCCCCACGCTCATCTTGGAATTCGTACGGCAAAACATCATAGAAGCTGCCATCGAGCACTCGCCGGAGGATCTCGAGCTTGTGCGTCCGTTCTGGGAAGTCCGGGTCGCGTGCAATGAGCGCGCGAATTGTATCGTACATCTGGTCTCAAATCCGGTCTGATGCAGGCGTGATGGACGGCCTCAACGCTGCATCAGCGGCAGCATGATTCGTCTGCTGGATGGTGGTGCCTCGACCAAGTGCGCAAAAATGCGCGCGCCAACGCGTCCACCTGATCGTCCTTCGATCCATAGGGGAAATCACGCAATTCTTCGAGAAACGCACGATTCCAGGGTGCATCCAAGATCACCAGGTTGGTCGCTGCGACCTGACTGGCCACCGGGAGCGCCCGGGTGACCTTGGAGCCGCTTTCGCGCGTAGCGATGATATGATAGCCGGCCAGCTGCCGGACTAACTGTCGCGCTTGGTATTTGCCTGCTTGCCCGGGATCCTGCGGAATGGCGATGCTGACGCACCGGCCGTCAGCGCGGGCAGTGGCCAGAATGGTCGCTTCCATCTGGTCCGGATCGGAACGGAATCGGATGATGTCTTCGACCACGAACCGACCCGATGCGTCCCGGCGCAGCCGAAGTCCCACGGTCCAATCCGGATCGTTCCTTTCGGCTTCGGACGTCGCCGCGAGATCCCATGCCCGCACGACGGCTGGCCTACCGACGACGACGTTCGTGTCGTCCGATTCCGGCAAACCGGCAATCGTAGCAATCGCTTGCGTCTTGAACAGCAGTCCCTCGAGCGGACGCGGCGACTGCTGGTAGAGCGCGGCCCACACCCGCTCGCCGACGGTCGCTCGCTTTCGTGCTAGCGCCGCGGCGTCCTCCCACTCCGGCCAAAGCGGAGCACCCCTGGGGCGGCCCAGCGGATCCTCTTCCTCGGCGAGCGCCGGGAGTCGCAGGCAGTCCCACGTATCTCCGCCTGCGAGCTGTTCGGCCAGCAGCCGCCCACCCAAGTCATCCTGGTGCCAGCGCGTCATGATCAGCACGATGCGCCCGCCGGGCCTCAGGCGGGACGCCAGATCGGAGCGAAACCAGTCCCAAATGTGCTCGCGAGCCGCAAAACTATACGCTTGGCGCTGCGATTTGACTGGATCATCCACCAGCACAAGGTCGGCGCGCCGGCCGATGAGGGTTCCGCCGATGCCGGTCGCATAGTAGCTGCCGCCCTGATCGGTTGACCATCCCGCTGCCGCCCGTTCGTCGCGCACCAGCCGGTAACCGAGTTGGGCCGAATATTCAGCGGCGAGATTGCGGGCGCGCCGGCCGAAATGTGCGGCGAGCCTGGCGGTGTGCGCCGCTGCGACAATCGTACTCTTAGGGTGCCGGGTGAACCACCAGACCGGGAACAGCACCGACGCATAAGTCGACTTCGCCGCGCCGGGCGGCATCAGCAACATCAACCGGTCGATCGTGCCCGACGCCACCAGTGCCAACTTGGCAATCATCAACAGGTGATGCTCAGACGGCTGCAGTCCCTGCGCGGCCAGGACGAACCGGGCCCAGTCGAGAAGTTGCGTTCGGATCGATTGGTGTGCTGTCCCGTCGGGCCAGAGTGCTTCCTGCTCCCGCTCCATGCTGACGAGGTGATCGGGCTTACCTATGATGTCAAAGTGCGTGGAGAACGGGCGTGACCGAGCCGCAAGGTTCGCACGCCTTGCGGTGTCCCGAGTGCTGCCGATTCAGCTACGGGGAGTTCACGCGGTCCGGGTCACGCCAACGGCTGCATTTGCGTCATTGGAGCGACCGTGTAAACCACGCCAGTATAATTGAGCTTTTACCAAAAACTGGGGCGAGTGGGCAAGCGTTAGTGAGGTTGTTAGCTACTCTCCCCGAATGGAGTTGCAAAACGGCCACGGCCGAAGCGTGGACGGGTTGCGGTCGATCGGACCAGCGTGCCTGATCAGCAGGATGCGTCGCCTCGCGCTTCTCTACGCGGGTCCAGGGCGCGCCAGTCGCGCTCCTCGTCATCGGCCGGTGCATCGGCGAAATCGGCCAACTCGCTCGAGCTCCGCCAACCGGCTTCGCCGGCATCCGCCACCTCGGCGTCCTCCCCCCAGCGCAGCCAGCTTTCCAACACTTCATCACCACGGGCGCCGCCAACGCGACAGCGTTCTACCGAATCGCGCACGTAGCGCCGCGCAAACGCGTTCGCCTGCATCAAGGACAAAAAACCCCCGATCTCCTCAAGGACTTTGTCCTCAGCTGTTGCGGAGTGATCGAGAATGCGCACGCGCCAACCCCCGGGCGGCGCGAACAAGTCGCTCAAAGCACGAGGCCCGTATAGCCGTTTGTGATCGGATAGCGCCGATCGCGCCCGAATGCCCTGGCTGTGATCTTCACTCCCGGCGGCGCTTGGCGGCGCTTGTATTCCGCGCGGTCCAGCATGCGCCACACGCGCAACACCGTGTCACGCTCGAAGCCCTCCTCGACAATTTCCGTCACGGAGCATTCGCCCTCGATTAGCCGCGCCAGGATGGCATCGAGCGTTTCGTACGGCGGTAGGGTGTCCTGATCGGTTTGGTTGGGCTTCAACTCAGCCGAGGGCGGCTTGCTGATAATGCGCTCCGGCATCACTGGCCCGACTGGCCCGAGCGCATGCGGCGGCCGATGCTGGTTGCGCCAGCGGGCCAGCTCGAACACCGTGGTCTTGTACACGTCCTTCAGCACGGCAAATCCGCCACACATATCGCCATACAGCGTCGCATAGCCGACCGACATTTCGCTCTTGTTGCCTGTCGAAAGCAGCATCTGTCCGAACTTGTTGGACATCGCCATAAGGATCAGGCCGCGCGAGCGCGACTGGATATTCTCCTCCGTGATGTCGGCGTGGGTGCCTTCGAACAGCGGTTCGAGTACGTTGCCGAAAGCCTGCATAGCAGGGGAGATGGACACTACGTCATAGCGGATGCCCAGCATCCGCGCGCAGGCGGCGGCATCCTCGAGGCTTGCCCCACTCGTATAGGGGCTCGGCATCATTAGGGTCCGCACCCGGTCGGCGCCCAGCGCATCGACTGCGATTGCGGCGGCGAGGGCACTGTCGATGCCACCCGAAAGTCCGAGGATTACGCCGGGGAATCCGTTTTTGCGCACGTAGTCCCCCAGGCCAAGCATCAGGCAGCGGTAGACCGACTCCATGTGCTCGGGCTCGGGTGGCAACGGCTGCGGTGTGCACACCAGCCGACCGTCGCGCCGGGTCCATTCGGTCAGGGTGATCGCTTCCGCGAAAGACGGCATCACCAGCGCCAGATGGCGATCTGCATTCAACACGAAGCTCGCACCATCGAACACCAACTCGTCCTGGCCGCAGACCTGGGCGCAAAACACGAACGGCAGTCCCGTCTCCACTACGCGGGCAACCGCGAGCGAGAGCCGCGTGCCGGTCTTGCCGTCCTCATAAGGCGAGCCGTTGATCGAGAGCAGCATCTCGGCCCCGCTCTCAACCAGCGTTTCCGCGACTTCCGGCAGCCACCAGTCCTCGCAGATCATCAGCCCGAGGCGAAGCCCGCGGAACATCACCGGCCCAGGCGCCGGGCCGGGATCGAACACGCGCTTATCGTCGAACACGCCGTAGTTCGGCAATTCGTGCTTGGCGCGCCGCGCGACGATTTTGCCGCCATCCAGCAGGTACGCGGCATTGTAGATTTTGTCGCCGTCGCGCCAAGGACCGCCGACGATCATCCCTGGGCCGCGGTCCGCGGTATCGACCGCGAGATCCGCGATGGCAGCTTCGCACGCCGCTACGAAGGAGGGCTTGCGGACCAAGTCCTCAGGTGGATAGCCGGCGATCGAGAACTCCGGCGTCACCACAAGATCGGCACCGAGCCGCATGCCTTCGATGCGGGCATTGCGGATGCACTCGGCGTTGTGCGGAATGCGGCCCTCGTGCGGATTGAGCTGCGCGAGGGCCACTTTGAAAACGTGCGCCATTGCATGAGACTAAGGGGCACGCCGGAGTGAATCAATTCGCTCCGGCGCGACCGAAGGCCCTCGCCAGCTGACGGCGGCGGGCAGCCAGGTTCAGATGTGCTCCGGGTAATGGTCGCGAGGCCGGCCGCGTTCCGACATGAACTGATCGAACTCGGCCTTGTCACGGGCGCGCCGCAGCCGCTCCAGATAGGCAGCGAACTCACGCTGCTCCTCTTCAAGCCGGCGCAGCGTTTCC